GGAAATACTACTATTTCAAATGAATTATTTATTGACGGAAATAGTAATGTTAAAATTACTAATTATGATATTAGTGAAAATAGTATTCTACAAAATGTTTATAATCCATATATTCCTTGTGGTGCTGTTGTTAGTTTTGCTACAAAAAAAGCACCTGATGGTTGGTTATCTTGTGATGGAAGTTACATTTTAAAAAGTGATTATCAAAATTTATTTGATGTTATTGGTAATATTTGGGATAATAGTCAAGACAATGATGTTACTAAATTTAGATTACCAAATTTAAATAGCGCTGGTTATTTCATTCAAGGGGGAAATGTAGATGGACAATATTATATAGATAGTACTTCCAAACCAAAAAATAATTTTACTATAACTATTGATTCAAATACTGAAACTGTACAGGATGGAAGACATATTCATGGTTTATATATGACCTATAGTGGCGATGGAACACCAGAGGGTCATAATGAAGTAATAAAAAAAATTTTACCATATTTTCCATCTGGAGCTGAAGGGGGTAGTGGTTCAAAAGTAGACGTGCATGGTCTAGAAGATGCTGATGGCCATAACCATACTTTTTCAGCAAAAATAAGTTCTGATAAAATTTCAACATGGGATAATGAAACTGCACCAAAAAATATTAAACTGTTATATTGTATAAAATATTAATAATAATTATTTAAAATATAATTATATAAATTATTATTTAAATTATAAATAGTAAGTTATATATATAATAATTATGTCAGCTAATGATATTATTGCACGTATAACAAAAGAAACAATAGATTCTACTTCTGAAAAATTAAATTTTGTTTCAACATTTCTTGAAATATCAAATAATTTGCTTGTTAATAATGATTGTTCATTTAATAGTAATGCGACAATTTCTAATGAAATTATTATTAATGGAATTAGTAATATTAAATTAGGAAATTATAATTTTAATCAAAATTATATATCACAAAAAGTATACAATCCATTTTTTCCTTGTGGAGCAGTAGTTAGCTTTCCAACAAAAAAAGCACCCGATGGTTGGTTAGAATGTAACGGAAATGCTATTTCAAGAACTATATATAAAAATTTATTTAATATAATAGGCACCACGTGGGGTATTGGAGATAATTCCGATACATTTAAATTACCTGATTTAAATAATACTGGTTCTTTTATTAGAGGTGGAAATATAGATGGAATTAATAATTCAGATACAACACGCAAACCAAATAAAGATTTTAATATTCACGTAAATGGAACTTTAAATACAAATAATAGCCATACTCATAAATTATGGTATCGAGGAGGTGGTGAAAAATTTTATTTTAATTTAACTCATCAATGGGATGGCAGTGCACCAACGAATGATGCCGAGATAAGGAATATGAAAGGAGTAAATGATGCAGGGACACATAATCATAGTATTGATACAACAATATATTCTTCTGCTATTAGTAATTGGGATAGTGAAACTGCACCTAAAAATATAAAATTTTTATATTGTATTAAATATTAAATATTAAATATTAAATATTAAATATTAAATATTAAATATTTAATAAAATATATATATTAAATGTATAATGTCTGATATAATTATAACATCAGAAAAAAAAACAATTAATGAAAATGAAAATCAAAATACTTTAAGAGTAAAAGCAGAATATTCTGAAGTAGATAATTTGATTGTTAATAATGATTCTAATTTTAATAACTTATCAATAATTTCTAATTTAACTTTAAATGGTAATGCTAATATTAAAATAAAAAATTATGATATAAATGAAAATAGTATTCCACAAAATGTTTATAATCCATTTGTTCCTTGTGGTACAATATTAAGTTTTGCAACAAAACTACCACCAAATGGTTGGTTATCTTGTGATGGAAGATATTTACCAAAAATTGAACAATTTCTAAATTTATATAAAATAATTGGTGATACATGGGATGATAGTGATGTTACTAATGAATCAATGTTTAAATTACCAAATTTAAATAATGGTTCTTTTATTAGAGGTGGAAATGTAGATGGAATTACTAATGAATTTACAACACGTAAACCAATTAATAATTTTGATATGTCTTTAAATGGAACTACAAGTAGTGATGGTAATCATAGTCATGGTTTACATCTTAGATGGAATGGTGCTGGTATTAAGAAGTATTATCCTAATAGGAATGAAGCACATAGTAATGCTACACGTTATCCTCTTTATGGCATGGATTATGGGGGTGTTCATGCTCATTCATTTCCAACAATAATAATAAATTCTAGTTCGATAGAAAATTGGGATAATGAAACACTTCCCATACATGTAAAACTATTATATTGCATTAAATATTAAATTTAGAAAATTGTATAATGTAATAATAATTTAAAAGTATTATTATATTATAAGCAATGATAGATGAACATATTAAAGAATTATATCCTCTGACATTTTCAAATGTAGCATATATAAAAAGAGAAAAAATAGGTCAACAACAATATTTGATATTTAAAAATGCAAATGTAAAAATAGATAGTCATTTTTTAGATATGTCAAATAATGCTATTAATAATGTTTCTACCATAACTAATATTAATAATATATCATTTAATGGAAATTCATGTACATTGCAAAATTTAAAAACATTAAATTTTAATTCATCAAATTCAATTATAAATAATTTAAAAACATTAACTTTTGCTAGTAATCAAGGAATTATAAATGGTGTAAATAGAATTAACTTTTCTGGAAGTAATTCACACTTATATGATATTGGTAGAATAGATTTTAATACTAGTGGCGAAAAATCAATTTTAAATGTAGGCTATATAAAATCATTTAATGGTGGTTTAGTATATGATTTAAATGAAACAAATATAACATTTAAAAATAAGACTAGTAATGGAGCAGAAATAATTAAATTTTATAATAATGGTAATATTTCATGTAATAATTTAATAATAAATGGAATAAATAATTCACAAACAGCATATTCATCTTCTGAGAAAAAATTAACAATACATTTTGATAAAGGATTAGTAACAAAAGAAATAACAGTAGATTCGAATATAGATATTATAAATTTTATACATAATGTAGATTATTATTATGGTTCTCAAGTAATTATTCATATAAATTCTTTAAATAATATAATTTTAAAAGGAAAAGATAGTTTAATTGTACAAATAAATGGTACTTCTAGTAATGGAGAACAAGCATTTATAAATTTTGATAATGATATAGAAAATAATAATACAGAAGGTACATCAATACTTATAACTGCTATTAATTTTAGTAGTGGAAAATTTTATCTTACTGCATCTTTATTATATAAAAAATAATAATTTTTATTATTTTATTTATTATTAATAATAAAAATTATTAATCGGCTTTTTGAGTGATTTGAATTCCCGAAAAACCTCCACCTGTTATAGTTAGTATCGCACCTGTTAATCCAACTCCACCATTATCATAATATGAATAATTACTTGAATAACCTGCTATACTAGATTGATGATAACCTGTATGTTTTGAACCATAATAACCTGAAACTGATTCAGAAAAAGTATTTATATATGGATCATTACCATCTAAAGGAAAATACGGAGTATTTTTCTCTGCATATATTGCATTATGTGGTGGTTTTATCCAATGTTGTTTACTATAACCTGTATTATCTGATACTCTAATTCCCCAGGAAGACTTAGATGTTTTTTTATCAATAAAAGCTCCCCAATAAATACGTACAACATACCCTGATTCTTGAAATTCTTTTGGAATATCAATAATGGTTTCTCCATCGAATGAAGTTTTTCCATTAAAAAGAATATTTGTACCAAAATTAAAATATTGCTCTTTATCAAAATGTACTGAATTATGTCTTAATATATCTCCTAATAAATATCCATTATTATCTTTTATTGAAAAATTATTTGGATATTCTAATGTATTTGATTCAGTATTTGTTTTTTTAAGAGGTATTATATTGTTCCAATTTTTAGTAGGAACTGCTCCCACAATATCATCAGAATTTAATAATCCATTATTATTAAAATTAAATATTAATCCGGGTTTATGAACACCATTATTAACATTATACTGATAATAAACATCAGCTTGAGTGTAATCATTTCCTGTAGCAATAGGATTTTCATCAAATTGTGTATAATTTAAAGAAATATGTCTTATATTACTAGTATCAAGAGATATTATTTTATCAGGATCTGCTATTTTTAAAGAAAAATGTTTTATACTAATATAACTAGTGTCGAAATGTCCGCTATTTTCATTTAAAAAGTTATATACTGAAAGATTAGATAGTATACTTATCTTTACATATCTAACTGGTCCTCTAGAAAGCCATTCTAATTTACTATCATGAAATGGTAGTACTGTATTTTCATTGATATTTGTTAATAGACTAATAGGATTGAGTAAATTAGATGCGCCACTATGTGAAATAGGGAATCCAAATCTATAATTAGAACGAGTAGCATCCTCTATATTCCATGATGCGTCATTAAAATGACTACCATAAATAGAAGAATGATCTATATAATAATGACTTGGATGTAAAGTATCACTAGACCATATATTTACTTCATTTATTCCGGTATTGCTTCCATAATTTATATCATATAAATATTGAAATCCATTACACCAAACTGGTTTAGTAAATTCAATAATTAAGTCAATAGGAGTACTAGAACCATTATGATAATATGGGTATGTATTATTTGGAGTTATACTTGTTTCTCCGGTGTTTATTGTTTCTAAAAAAGTTATATTATTATTATTTATATATTTACCAGTTTCTTTAAAAGCATTAATACTTATATCTATTCCTTCACTATTTTTAGCATCCTGCATTATTATATTAGATACTGGAACTCCTGGTCTCATTGCAAAGATATTTTTAACTAAACTATTATCAGCAGGTGCTATCCATTCTGTATTTGGTATTATTGGATTAATTTGCATCCAATAAACATAACCACCGTAATCTGTCATACCAAGTATAAAATATCTAGTCGTTGGTTTAACAGCAAATGTTTGTCCTCCGGTATAATCTAAATGACCAATATTATTATCAGAGGTATTGTCATTAAGTCCTCCATTTAATTCCCAATTAATTCCATCATCCGAAATTCTACACCATGTTATTGAACCTTCTGCATACACTGTAAGTGAACCAATTTCATCTCTCCATTTTATACCACATATCCATCCACTATTGATTGTATTTGATGGCCAATTTATATATTCATTTTTCCAATTATTATAATAAGAAGGAGGATTTGGATTTATCCAATATGAAATTTTTCTTTCTTTATTAAATATTACACGACTACAATCGGTATGATATCTCTTATTTACAGGATTATCAAAATTAATATTATCCCTAGGTCCTCCAATCCAATTAGGATTATCTATATGAGGAACTGTATTATAAACATAAGATTCATAATAACATTGTAAAATACCAAATTTATTATTTTGTTTATTATTTCCCATAAACATTCCCGCAAATGACATAATTTAATTATAATAAAAAGTAATATTATTAAATTTATAAATTTATCTTATATTTTTCAATATAAAAAATATAAGATATTATTTATATATTAATGTTACATAGTAATTTAGATATTATTTTAAAAAAATATTGTTTATTAATAAATAATTATTCTATATTTTTTTTTAATAATATGAAAAAACAAGACAATAATTTATATATATCTTTATATATAAAAGGTATAAATATAATAGATAATGTATTTAATATTTCATTAAATACACTAAATACTTTAAATGATGTATATAATAATACAGAAAAGTCTTATATATATTTTATAGAATTTTTAAATCAAATTAATTTTAATCTTATAGATAATAAACAGGAAAATAATTTTGATTTTACTATTAAAGATGCTATTATTTTTGCATATAAAAAAACCGTATTACAAAATGAAATAAAAATTATAGAACAAAAAAAAATAATAAAAAATAATGAATATAAAAATTATATAAAGAAAATAAAAATTATAAATAACTTATATATATTATTTATTGATTACAATATTAAAAAAAAAATTTTTTCACAAGATAATTATTTAGATAAATTTAAAAATATATTTTCAAATTTAGAAAAAAGAATAAATATATTATATACTAATGATACAACATTAGAAAATTTACATAATATTATTAAAAAAATAAATAATTTTTCGTCTTATAATGAATTTGATAAAAAATATAATAATTTGGATGAATTTTTTAATAATAATTTAAATTCATTTTTAAATAAAAATAATAATTGTGATTGTGATTATGATATTATATAATTTATATGCTAAAAAATAAAATTTTTTTTTTGATTTTTTTATTTTTTACATCTTTTTTTGTTATTTTTTTTGAATCAAATTGATTATTTGAAATTAATATATTTTTATATTCTACTTCTAATAATTCTTTTATATATTTATATACATGATTCTTTAAAATTTCTTCACTACATTTTCCTACTATTAAAATACTACCTGTTCTAAATATCATATATGATATTTTACAAATATTTTTATTTTTAATGATTTCATCTGCTTTTTTATTACTAATCAAATCATGATAATAAACACACTGTATTCCTGGATAGGAGCAAGGATCATATGTTGCATTTACTGAATATTTATTTCTTAATATATTAAAAAGATTCTCTCTGTTTATAAAAAATCCACAATTAAAATTTGAATTAATTAATACATTTTCTATATTATTATTATAAGTAATATTCATATTTAATATATTACCAATTGTATATGTAATGTAATTAATTATTTTATAAAGTGTTTCATCATCTTGAATTCCTGGAATTTCAAGTTTTCCAGTATTAAAAACTTTAATATGATATTCTTTAAAAATTTTGTTACTATTTATCCTCAACGTTAATACAAAACAATTATAAAAAGCACTCTTTTCTTTACATCTTTTTATTGTTAAATCTTTTTTTGATAAACCAATGCTTATTTTTCTAATATCTTTATATTTTCCTACATTATTCACCGTGTCATTTTCTAATTTATTAATTATTTTTATTTTTATATTATTAATATCTTTTAATTTTTCATCTAATTTTATACTTTCTTCTTTATTAGGTAAAGAAATTTTAATTTGTTTTTTTATAATTCCTTCTTTTTGACTATTATAATCTAATATATCAATATTCCAAAAAATATCATATATATTTATATTTTTAATATTTAAATAAACTATTTTTGTCTTTGTTGAAATATAAATATCACTTGCTTGTGGTAAAATATAATTTATTTCTTTATAATTTTCTTCTTCATCTTTAAATTCATCTAATAAATTAGATTTATTATAATATTCTAAATTATCATTCTCTAAAAAATATCCCCATTCTTCATCTATTGACATTAAATTATCTATAAAATTATTTTAAATTAATTCTTCAATTTATTTTAAATTATTTTTAATTATTTTAAATTATTTTTAATTATTTTTAATTATTTTTAATTATTTTTAATTATTTTTAATTATTTTTAATTA